CAGTGTGGCGAGACCAAAGAACCAGCCGCGCTCGTCGGCATCGTGGCGATCTGCGGGGCGTGTGGCAGCAGTCTGGTCCGTGAGCAGGATGGGACCATTCGCCGTGCCGTCGCGCTGGATGTGGAGAGCCTGATGCCCGGCGATCGCGCCTCGCTCGTCAAAGCCCGTTCCAGTCTCGTGAGACCCAAGCCATGAGTGACCTGAGCCGACTCCTGCGCACCTTGCGTGACATCCAGCAGCTCAATGCCAAACTCCATGACGTGTCGTGGCAACTGGAGGAGACGCAGCGGCGCGTCGCCGCGTTGACCGAGCAGCGCGAGCATCTACTCGATCAGCTCCAGATGGCGATTCAGGCGCATGCGCCGGCGGCCGGGGAGGCGATTGACGCCTTGCAGTCCGGCGCCCTGAACGTCGCCGCCGTGACGGAGTAAGGATGCCGACCCGCGCGGACGAAGACTTACTCACACTCGCGCGGGACCGCTTTAAGCTCGCCACCGAAGCCGACACGAAGCAGCGTGAACGCGAGCTCGATGACCTGAAAGCGTATGCCGGCGAAATCTGGACCCGCGAGGAGTTAGACGCCCGCGCCGCGCAACCCGCCAGCGGAGGGATGCCGCCCATCAGTGCGCGTCCCTCGATGAACATTCCGCTTCTGCAAGAGCCCATCAAACAAGTTACGAACAAAATCCGCCAAGCGGAGCTCGGCGTCGAGATTGTGCCGGTCGATGATTTCCCCGATGCGGACGGCGCGCCGGATGGTCGGGAAATCGAGCTGCGCGAAGGGCTCGTCCGACGCATTCAACGCGAATCGGAAGCCGCCGACGCCCGCGTGTGGGCGGCGACGCGGGCGGTGCAAGCGGGTCGCGGCTATTGGGGCATCCTGACGCAGTATCTGCCCGGGAAGACGTGGGACCAGGACATCAAAATCGTCCGCTTCTACAACCAGTCCTCGGTCTCGCTCGACCCCTCGCATGAACAGCCGGATGGCAGCGATGCGGAATACGCCTTTGTCGGCAATGATATTCCGCTCGATGAGTACAAAGCGCGCTGGCCGCGAGCGGAAGGCTCGCGCAACTATGTCGCGCACGTCAGTAAAGATGAATTTCGCGCGTTGGGCGATGAAGCGCCGGGCTGGTTTCGGAGTGAGGGCGACCTCCGGATCTGCCGCGTGGTCGATTACTGGTACACCGACCGGACGGAGCGCGAACTGGTCCTGACGCGCGACGGCGTCTTCTGGGCCGACGAAGTCCCACAGGGCGTTGACGTGGAAGATCGGCGCGAAGTGATCGAGAAAACGATCAAGTGGTGTCAGCTCGACGGCCTCCAAGTGTTAGACCGCACCGACTGGCTCGGCCCCGACATTCCCATCATCAAAGTGCTCGGCGAAGAGCTGCAACCCTATGATCAGGAGCGCCGCGCGCAAGGGATGGTCCGGCCGGCGAAAGACAGCATCAAGGGGTTCGCGGCGATGGTGTCCAAGCTGGTCGAGACCATTGGCCTCACACCCATGCCGCCGTTCCAGGGCACCCCCGAACAGTTTGAACAGTACGAAACGTGGTATCAGCTCGCCGCGACCCGCGCCTTTCCCTATCTGCCGTACAATGCGGTGACGTTGCCGAATGGCACGGTGCTGCCGCCGCCGAACCGCACGCCAGTGGATACCCCCGTGCAAGCCATTGCCGGCGCGATTCAACTCTTCCGCGAAACCATCCAGAGCACGACCGCCATTCACGATCCGAGTCTCGGCCGCGTCGATCCGTCGATCAAGAGCGGGCGCGCGATCCGGTTGTTACAGCAGCAGAGTCAACATGGCAGCTCCAATTTCATCGATAACTTCTCGCGCTCGCTGCGGCGCGAAGGGCACATCCTCAATCGGCTGTTGTATAACGTGTACGGGAAACGCCCCGGCCGACTCGCGCGGATTGTGACCGCTGAGGGCACCGGCCAGACGGTGGCCATCAACGGCCCCGCGCAAGCACCCATGGGTCGGGCCATGGTTGGCGGCGGCCAGTCGCCCACGCCCTATCCGTTGACCGATGCCGGCCAGTTCAATGTCATCGTCAAAGTCGGCCGAGCCTACGAGTCCCGCCGGCAAGAGGAATCTGCGACGTTGGGCGACCTCATCTCGAGCAATCCGCTCTTCATGACTTGGTTCGGGGATCTTTTCTTCGCGAACGCCGATGGACCAGGGCACCTCGAGATGGCCGAGCGCGCGAAGGTCATGCTCGATCCCAAAATCCAGCAGATGTTGCAGAGCAAGGAACAAGGCAGTCCGATTCCACCGCAGGCCCAAGCGCAAATCATGCAGTTGCAATCCCAGCTCAAGGAGGCCGAAGGGGTCATGCAGCAGATGCATGAAGAGCTGAAGGGTCGCCAGCTCGATAACCAAACGAAATTGCAGATCGCGCAGCTTCAGGCGAATCAGGCGCTGAAACTCCGCGAAATGCAGGACGCGACGGCTATCGCGGTGGCCCGCATCAATGCCGTCAAAGCGGCGGTCATCGCGGACAATGAACAGCAGGTGGAAGCGTTGGCGTTGGGCGAAGAGGCGGCGCGCACGGCGGCGAGCCAAGCGCACGAAGCCCGGATGGCCGCGCAGGAACACGCCCATCAGCAAGTCAGCCAACTCGCGGATCAGCATCATGAGGCCGCCACACTCGGCGTCGAGCACGCGGCCGATGCCGTGGAAAATCAGGCGCAACGCGAGCATGAAATGGCGCTGGCGCAGATGGAGCCGACCGAGCCCGAAGGCGGGTCCGAACCCACTGAATGAAATAAAATAGCGGAGTTGATGAACGTTGCGAGCGTCCATCAACTCCTCACCACCTCGCGCCGACTAGGAGCGGCCCGACATGGCTATCGACCAGCGTAAATCAACCATTCCGTGTTTGTGCGGGTGCGGCCAATTTCCAACAATCAATCCTCGGACGAACAAGCCATTCCGCTTTCTGCAAGGGCATCATCGTCGCGGATTGACAACCAGCACCTATCGAAAGGTTGGGTACAACGCTGTTCATCGCCTGCGCGCGGAAGCGGCACTCGGGCATCCTTTGCCGGCAAAAGCGGTGATTCATCACCCTGACGAAGATCCGTGGAATCCGAATGCGCGCTTAGTCATCTGCGAGGACCAAAAATATCACTTCGTACTTCACGTGCGCATGCGGGTCAAAGCCGCAGGCGGCAATCCGAATACGGATAAGATTTGCAGCGCGTGTCAGCAGGTCAAACCCAAAACGGCCTTCTATCCAAATCGCGGAAAACCTGATGGATTCACGGATTCCTGCCGAGAATGCTTCAAAGCGCGGATGATGACTTATCACCGTCGCACCAGAAAATCGCGCCAAGCTCAGCCACAGTCGAGAATTGACAGCGATGCAGATGAGACGGACACTAACACGCTGTAACTGATGGACGAACCGACTCCCGCCGCCGCGATCCCTGACGCCCCAGCGCCACCGATTGCCGACGAGTCTGGGTCACTCGCCGATCACGAGGCCCGCTACAAGGACGGCGGGCGATCCGAACCGACTCTCGAGGCTAATAGCGAACCGGAAACACCACCAGCCGACCAGCCCGAGCCTGAGACGCCGAAAGACGACGTTGAGGCCGATGAATACGGGCCTCGCGACGCCAGTGGGAAATTCTTACCGCGCAAACGGCATCGCGCCGCCAGTCAAGTCGCGACGCCAGAAGATTCCCCGCGGATCAGGGAGCTCACCCGCAAATGGCGCGAAGCCGAAAGTGAGCGGGATGCGTTGCGTGCGCGCCTCCAAGCGCCCGCGTCGCCGCCCACACCAGCCTCGCCACCGGCTGCACCCGTTCAAACCACGCCCAAGCCGACGCCCGACAAGTTTGAGGATTACAGTGCGTACGTCGAGGCGTTGACGGATTGGAAAACCGATCTGAAACTTGCCGCGGCGGAACAGCAGCGGCAGCAGGCCGAGCAGCAGCGACAGGCCGACCAGGAACGCCAGCGGCTCACGAAAAGCTGGACCGAGCGCGTCGCGGCGGCCAAGAGTAAGTACCCGGATTTCGCCGAAGTCGCTCTTGAAGCGGATACGCGCATTCCGCCAGGCTCGCTCATCGACGCCTGGATTTTGGAACATAAGACGGGCGCGGAGATGCTGTATTTTCTCCAGCAGCACCCGGATCAGATCGAGGCCATCCTTCAGCAGCCCGTGCTGGAGCAGGCCGAATCCTTAGCGTTGCTCGCGCAACGATTCAACGGGCACCCCAATGGACGGACGCCGGCCGCTGTGACCGGATCGGCCGCGCCGTCTAATCAAACTCCTCCGCCGAAGCCGCCTAATCCGGTGCGGACTGGCCCTGTGCGTGCGGGTGACGAACCGCCCGATCCCGAGAAAAGCTCGCTGGCCGATCATGAAAAGTATTGGCCGATGCGTGCGTCTCGGGGCGGAGGTGCCCGCGCATGAAGGGTAGTCTGTGGCGAATACATTCATCTCGCCAACCTGGGTCACCAAAGATGTGGCCATTGGCTGGAAAAACAACATCAAGTTAGTCGGCAATTTCGATCGCCAGTGGGATCGCACGTGGGAGAATCTCCCGCAGGGCGCGAAGATTGGCGACACCGCGCAAGTGCGCATCCCGCAACGCTTCGTCGTCACCGAAGGCCAGGCGTTTCAACAGCAGGCGATTCTCAATCAGACCGTCCCGATCAGCGTCAACCACCAGTATCAGGTGGGCATGGGCTGGTCGAGTGCGGATACCGCGCTGCGCGTCGAAGAAGTGCGCGAGCGGTACACGATGCCGGCGGGCCGCGCGTTGGCCTCAAAAGCCGATGTGCAGGCCGGCGCGGAGGTCTATTTCAGCGTCTACAACTGTGTCGGCACACCAGGGACCGCGATTACCGACGATGTGACCTACACGGACGGCGTCGCGAAGTTGCGGAATCTTGGCGTGCCCGACGAGCTGATCGCGGTGCTCGATCCGAAATCACAGAGCAAGCTGCTCGCCGCGAACTTCGCGCTGTTCAACCCGCAGAACCAGATCAGCAAGTACTTCCGTTCCGGGCAGTTCTCGGGCGCGGCGCTGGGCATTGATGAGTGGTTCTGGGACCCGTTGCTGCCGACCCACACAACCGGCACGTTCACCAGCTCGACGCCGCTCGTGAATCTCGGCGGGCAGACCGGCTCGACGCTCAACATCGACGGCCTCGGGACGTATGCCTTCAAGAAGGGCGATATCTTCACGCTGGTCGGCGTAAACAGCGTCAATCCGGTGAGTTACACCGACACGGGCGACTTGCAGCAGTTTGTCATCACCGCGGACATCAGCGGCTCGAGTACGT